GGCCGTTGATCGCAACAATGGACCCGCCTTCCAGGTCCGCCACTGGCGTGTAATCAACCATCAGGGTTTCGCCCTGCCGATAATTCGCACCCATCTTATTACTCCTAAATACTTGGTGGTTTCAAAATCAGGCTCAGCCCGAACGGATAATGTTTACGCGGTACTCTTCACGGCAGCGCGATGGTCGCCACGAGCCACGCCGAAGTCGAAGTAGCCACGGAACTCGAAACCGAGTACGTGGAACGGTGCTTCTTGCGACTCGATGGTTGGAGTATCCACGCCATTGAGGAAACCAACTTCCATCGCACCGATGTCGGCAGGATCTGCAAACATGTACCACGTCGTGGCACTTTGCAGAGGCATTCCGGCAGCGTTGAGGTACGGCGAGGAAATCGGAGCGTACTTGCCGCCGAAGACGTTCGTCGAACCAGCAGGCGTGTCCGCCGTCGTCGTCTCGTTGACCATGGTGCTACGGAATACAGTTTCCGCGGCGGTCTTGAGACTGGTCGGCACAAGCAATCCAGCAGCACCGAGCACAACGGGCTTGCCGTCATTGTCGGTCTGGTCCAGGAAGGCTTGCTCAGCAGCAGTCAGGCCAGCAATGTCAAATGCATTGGTGGTGACCAGATTGCTGTTGTTGGCATGGAAGAAATTGTCTGCCGTGCTCATCAGCAGGGTAAAGACCGCCTCTTCGAGCGCCAAAGCAGCTTGACGACCCAACAGGTTGCGAATTCCTTCGAGCATCGAGAGGTCGTCGTTGATGACGTCCTGACGATTGAAGAAGTACCGACGACCGAACGTCGAGAGCTGATTGGTATAGCTCTCTTCAGTCAGGTCAGCGGCTTTCAATTCGCCATCTTTTCCGACCTCGAGGAATGTCCCCGCAGCGGTCAGCCGATATCCGGTGTGGATCTTGAAGTCGTTCAGCGAACGAGTCGAACTGAAATTCCTCCAAGTCGTTGGGACAGCAAGATAGCTTCTCAGAGCAGACTTGTTGGCGAGATTGGAAAGGATTCCAGGCAAGCTCACCGTCGAAGGTCCACCCGCAGCAAGAATGCAAGACTCTTGGTAACAGCGAATCAACTCGTCACCCTTGGCACCGGGATGAACCGTACCGCCCGCAGCGAGAATGCACTCGTGCATCAGGTAGTGCAGTCCACGACCGCGGAAGCGAGGTGACAAAGCGGCTTCCATCGTCTTGTCATCGTAAAAGCTCGAGACGAAAGCTTCATCGTTCTGGGTTTGTCCCAGAAGTAACGATGCCTCGAGAGCCTTGATGGAAGACGTTCCACCTTGAACAATGTGCGCCGCCGGTAGGGGACGCGATTCGATGCTATTTCGCATAGCTTGCAACTCCGTTTTCTCGACCGTCCACTGTTCGCGAATGGCATGAGCGGCCAGATCGACCTTCTTGCCTTCCACTTCAATTTCTGGGTCGTCGTACTTGGCACAGATCTTGTTGATGCTGACAACGAACTCGCGAGCATCCGCGGCAGCTTGCAAGTCGGCATTCACGACAGGTTCGGGAACAATCTCCTCTGCAGGCAAAGGGGTGGCGGTGATTTGCTTCCAACTTGCCAAGAGCGAGTCCAATTGCTCCTGCGACAACTCCTCGGCATCAAAGTGACTGGCCTGTAGCCACTCAAGAAATTTGGGTTCCATTTTCTTTTCTCCTTCGCGCTTATGAGACGCAGCAATCTGAGCACTCGTGTTGTCATCAACACCAAGCGCGGTAAAAGTGATTTCTCTAAACACCGCTTCCCGTGCAACTAGCACAGGCCCTTCAAATGTCTGGCCGTTAACTTCGATCTTTCGACCAGCCTTTATCAATTCCAGTGGCCTTGAGAAGTACACGCCAATGGATGCTTGCCACGGAAAGCCATTCTGCGAAGACGCAACCACTTCCCTGGCTGCATCGCCCGTAGCAGAAACAATCCCATCAATGTCGAGGTGCGTCCCAGCGTTCCTGATGTCGGTCGTGTGACCCACTCGGTTGCCGGTGACGTGATCCAACAGCGCTGGCCGCGACTTCGACGCATTGAGCGTTGCTAGATCAACGACTACCGGGAACGGAAATTTGGGGTGGTTCAGTGCGCCGCCGTTGTACGCGCGGATGCTAAAGGTCGGCAGGCTGACAATGTCACCCTCCGCACTACCGGGAACAAACTTAAAGTCTGCTTCGGCTGCAAAGTCCGCTGTGCGCGGCAAAGCTTTAGTCTTTGTTCGGCTCATTTCGCATCGCCTGTGAGGGTTGAGTTTGGGCGTCAGCGCCGGGGATCGGCATGTTCGCTTCTTTGCGTCGTTTGTTTTGCCTGGCAGCGGAAGCGTAAAACTCCGCGGGGTCTTTGCCGAGAGTCTCGTAGATGTAATCTTCGTCGAGACCTATGCCGCGATCCCACAGCAAGGCAAATCCGGTGGCTTCCTTCTCGGGATCGACGTGAGGCGCTGGGTCCCAGTACCAGCGGTGCGGAATCTCTCCGCCAGCAAAAGAACCCAGCGAGCGGGGGAGATAGTTGGGAATCAGGAACGCCTCATCGAGCCAATCGCTCAAGATGCGGTCGAGTATTTCTTGCTCGAACCAACGGCGTTCGACGTCTACCAGTCGTCGCCAATTCTGATCGTCCATGCGACCAGAGGCGTAGTTCATATCGGCACTGTTGGCCGCGGCAATGTTGTACGGCATGCCAAAACAGCGAGCGATCTCACTGAGAATCGCCCGATTGAACATGTCATAGGTCGTCGAGGGATGCTCGCTCTTCAGTTGGCCGAGCTTGTAGCCCAGCGGCATCACCGGCATTGAGCCGCGTGGCAGGTCGAAGAACGCATCGTCGTCGAGCGAGGCGATATCCTCATCCGTGAGGGCCGCATGGTCCGCATAGAGCACCGCAGCGATGCTGGCGGCAGTCTCAGCCGCGGTGATCGTCGCCATTGTAAAGCGGCGGCGCTTGGCGTAGAGCGGAAGGGCGGGTGCCATGTGCGAAACACCACGGATCTGGCCGGGGCGGTCGCGTCGGAAGAGGTGCAGTACGCGATCTGCTGTGATTACCTCGTGATCGAGTGCCCCGCTGGACCAGATGAACTGATCGCCAGGATGCTGCCCGAGTAGCGTGTAGCTGACTGCTTCGCCAGTGATCGGGTCGAGTCGTACGCCGTCGATGTAATTTGCTGACTGCAGGTCAAAATACGGGCTGGCAAATTGCTCAGTTTCGTAAACGCGGTAGTCAAGCGATGGGACGTCGTCACTGACATTGGGGTTGTGGATGCGAACGGCGAAACCTTCCCCGTCCGACCCGCAGTAGGCACCGTAGATGCTGCGTAGTTTGGCAGGCAACCGAACAGCACGCGCCCACTGCATGAAGCGCCTCTGAAGTTCAAGCCCGGCCTCTACATTGTCATCGAGCAGGAAGGAAGGGCGTGGGCCTGAGCCGATAACGCTGATCTTCTTTGTCTGCTGCATCCCGGAGGCGTACGGGTCGTTCGCCATTTCATAGCGAGCACGGTCTCGAGTCTTCTTTCTTACTTCATGATTGATCGCGGCATTCGCGGAGAGCCCGTCAGCCTGTGCCCAATGCTTCTCGTTCTCGTTGGTCGTCTGAGCAGAGTCGTACTTGGCGCGCAGGTTGCGCTCGTAAGATGTTTTGAGAGACGCCTTGTACTCACTACGCTTCTTTTCTTTAGAAGACGGGAGCGGTCGTGCGAATTCGTCGAGGATGACGGTCATTATTGCCCCAGTGCGTTTCCATTACGCACCTTCATAATCCTGATGCCGAGACGCTTGCCTCCGACACCGGCTTGAGCGGCAGCAAACCGCGCGGCAGCGATCTGATCAGACGGTCTGAGCATCTCGGTGGAACCGTCGTCGCCGGTCACCTTGAGGATGCCATCGATAGCTTGTTGACGAATCGCGTCGGTCGCTGCAGTTTCTGCCATACCCTAAGGCTAGGACGAAAAGACCGTTTGAGAGCTTTCCTGGGGCCAGATATGGATGTTACTTGTCCTCGAGCACCTGCTCGTAGGAGTGAAATGTGTGCCCGCAGTTCCTGCAAGCACGTAGTCGAATGGTGGTTGACCCGGCGTGCCGCGTGGTGATTACAGGCACATGGAAGCACCCGCACTTCTTACAGGAAACGCCACCGTTGCGGATCTTTCGAGTCCGTTTCATGCTAGCCTGCATTCTTTCTTCGTCTTTCTGAGACCGATTCATAGCGAGAAGTGCGTACCTTCCGCTTCTCTTCTGTCTCTCCAATGAGAGTGATCCCCTGCTCGCCTGCGCCGACACAGCACATTGCAAAAGCGTCTAACCAGTGATTGTCAGGCCGCGTCTGCTTGAGCGTCCATTCAATCAGTGTCCTGCCCTGCCCTTCGGTTCGCACGGGCAGTTCCGACGTCATGTGCGCCGCCAACTGGCGATGTACGAGAGGTTTGCTGCCCCAAAGCGACAGACAACCATGACCGCCCATGCCGACCGCCCACCGCTCCTGAAGAAATGTCTTCCAGCAGTTGGTGTCCCAAAGCAAATGCCTCAACGTCCGCGACTCATTCGCCAAGCGTATCCTCCAATTCCAACCCATCCGTTCCGCGGTTCCCTTTTTCTTCACCCAGTCGTTCATCGGTTTCGTTCCGGCCTTGATTCCATATCCCTTTGCAGGCATGACAACAGCCGCTTGTGGTGACTGCTTGCAGGCGAGGTGGACGATTGCCGTCTTGTACCCCTCGTCGATCAGCAGTCGCGTGATCGGCAGGTCAGCGCCGCCCTCGGTAGTCCACCGCCGCGTGGTGAGTTTCTCGATCAGTTCGGCTAGTGACTTGTAAATTGCCTCTTCCTCGTTGAGATTCGGCCAGATCGTCTGAAACGTGTAAGGAAGGTCCTTTTGATTGAAGTAACGACGGCGTTGATCAGGGAAGACTCCATAGTCGCACACCGTGCCGGTAAAGGTATCGTTCCACCCAACCACTGCCCACCAGAGCGAGTTTCCTTGAACGTCGATGGCTGCAGTGATGGTCTGCGTGTCCGGTGGTAGCTGTCCCTTAGGAAGATTGGTGATCTTTGCACAGAGCATCTCTGCAGTTAAGAAATTAAAGGCGTCATCGAGTAACGAGTGCGGGTCGTTCTGGTATTCACTCGCAAAAGCATCCTCGCCCTGATCGATTCGGAGGTTGAAGGCGTGCTGTAGCGCCGACAAATCGTCGTCATCCTTACGCTCCGGCCAGGCGATCACACCCCCGGCGTCCATCTTCTCCCGGTTGTCCTCGTAGTACTGCCGCGCGTCGGTCGGCAACCGGTCCTCCCGGAACGCAGCGCGCCGCAATTCGCCGTACTCCTCCCACATGTTCTCTTCGTCGGGCCAGGAGTAGACCAGCTTTTTCCTCGTGCCGTGCCATTCAGGGTAGTTCTGGCGGTCGAGGATCTGATCGGCAGCGTCCCCCTTGTAAATCACCGTTACTGTGGTGAGGATCGCCATCTTCTCACCTGGGCCGCGCATACCGGCCAGGTCGGCAGAGAGCGTGTGCAGTCGAGTCCTGCACTGCGTCTCAGAGGCCGCGGACTCTCGGGTCTGGAAGTCATCGACTAGCACGAGCGACGGTCTGAGGACGTCTCCGGTGGGCAAGGTCACCTGGGCACCTCGAGCAGCGGCTGTGATGCCGCCGACCCCGATCCGAGCACCCGAAGCGACCGATCCGTTGACCTGTGGCAGCTGCGCGCACTTGGCGGTCCAGTCAATCAGCGTCGGCGTGCCACTGATGTGCTGCTTGCGAGCCGCCTGGGAGACGCCCTGCAGTTCTCGCACCGGGTGGCAGATCTCTGGGAAGTCCTCGAAAAGGAGATTGTTAAATTCAAATTCCGTTTTCATCGACTTCAGTCCCTGGATCGCCTTTTCCGCGTCGGCGCAGATCACATAGGCGTACGAGCACCTGCCATAGCTCACCGCCCACATCGCTGCCCGCTGGTGGATGGTGGTCTTGCCTGAGCCGCGGGGCATGGCAACTACGAAATAGCCGCCGTGGAGCACAGCCTGCTCAGTCTTTTCGATGACCTCGATGTGGTCGGGCGACCAGGCTCGCGTGAAAGCGTTCGGAAAATACGTCTCGAGGTACAGCTGGAGCGATTCACCGCAGGCCTGCCGCCGGGCTGGATCCACCACTGCTGGCAGAGGTGCGATATCTGACCGCTGCACTGCCCGGCGGGCGTCAAACCGCCGCTGCTTGTTTTGGGTGGGATCGAAGG